GGATGCGGTTCACCTTACAACGGAACAAGAACTGTTCTTGATACAAATCTTGGACAATATACCTTTGAAGCTGCGATCACAAATGCCGATTTGGATGAAGCAAATGTTATACCAAGCGGAACTGCAACCCTTTCTAGCGCATCAACTTATGTTGGAAACAAAAGTGTTGAATCAGCTGTCTATGCAATATCAGTCGAAGTTTTCCAATCAAGAATCGCAGCAGGGGGACAAATAGAGGGTATCGATTTCACCAGTACGCCATACAGGATCGGGAGATCGCTTTACAGTAGGGTCATAGGCATATTGGGGCCTTATGTAGATACTGAGGGAATTGCCCAATAATGCCTAACCAAACAATTCTTGAACAAGTTCGCACACCTTTAGCCACAGCTTTAGCAGGTGTTGCCGGAAATGTTTATTCATTTGTTCCTGAAACAGTTATTCCACCTGCCGTAGTCGTTGTTCCAGATAGTCCATACTTAGAATTTGAAACAATTAATAAATCTAATATCAGAGCAAAAATTAATTTTACAATTACAGTTGCCGTTGCATATAACAGCAACCCAGCATCGCTCGACAACATAGAGCAATTAGTAATAAGCGTTCTGGCAGTTATTCCAGCAGGATACATTGTCAGCTCGGTCGAAAGACCAACAGTAACAACAGTCGGAGCATCGACTTTGCTTATCGCAGATGTTCGAGTATCTACCTACTACACACGCACAGTCTAAGGAGAAATATAATGGCAACCACAGTAATCACCGGTCGCGATATTTCGTTGTCTTTCACAGGTGGAACAGACATCGAAGCACAAGCAACAAGCGCGATTTTAACAAAAACTGTCGATCGTCAGGTGTATCAAACGCTTGATGGTGAGGCATATAAGACAACAAATGTTGAAGCAGAATTTGTTTTGGAAATGCTTGCTGATTGGGGCAAGACCAATTCAGTATGCGAAGCAATTTGGACAGCACTAGACACTAGCCCAGATGCAACAGTTTCAGTAACATTAACAACAGCAACAGGTGCACAATTTGTGTTCCCTTGCTTACTTGATTACCCAACAGCTGGTGGATCAGGAATGGATGCCCAGACAGTTACTTTTACATGGAAAGTTTCAAAGGGCGAAGTAACCGAAACATTTAGTTAAGATCTAACAACGGGAGCAAAAAATGAAACTAGGACTTACAATTAAATATAACTCAGGCGAAGAAGTAACAGTTGTTGCCCAACCGCCTGAGTTTGCGAAATGGGAAAAGGCATCAGGAAAAGTTATTACCAAATGGAGTTCCGATGGTTATGTTGGAATGTGGGATATGTTGTTTCTAGCTCACAGTGCAATTAAAAGGACTTCAGATAAACCTATCCGACCTTTTGAAGCATGGATGGATATTGTCGAGAATTGCAAAATTGCAGAAGTCGGTGATGCAGACCCAAAAGCCATCCAGCAGGAAGCCTAAATCGATTATTGGTTGAATTGGCAATAGCCACACAAATACCAATGAAAGAATGGGTTGACGCAGACGACATCTATACAGCTATAGAAGTATTGGAGCAGAGGAATGGCAAATGAAACAATCGCCTACAATAAAAAAGATCTCCGCGACATTTACAAGGCTTTCAAACTTATGGATGATCAAGCAACAGAGGAAGCACGCCGCCAATCTGCTGCTTTGGCGTATTTTGCATCAGAGGAAATTAAGCAGGCAGCTGGAACTCGAACAAAGGCTGGCAAAGTTGCGCAGAGAGTCGCGGATGGCGTTAGCATCTCTAAATCAAGTAAGATCGGTGAATTCAGTTACGGATTCGCTAGACAAAAGTTTTCAGGTGGTGCTACTACACAAATCTTATGGGGTGGCATTGAGTTTGGTTCAAATAAATTCAAACAGTTTCCTAGTTATTCGGGAAGGCAAGGTCGTGGATCTCGCGGATGGTTCATTTATCCAACCCTTCGCAGAATTCAGCCTGAATTGATTGATAAGTGGGAACAAAGTTTTGATCGCATTATTAAGGAATGGGTCTAATGGCAACCGGTAATCGCACATTAAAGTTATCAATCCTTGCTGATGTTGATGACTTAAAAAAGAAGTTAGGTGAAGCTGATAAGGCTGTTGAGGATAACTCCAGCAAGATTTCAGAGTTTGGAAAGAAGGCTGCTGCTGCATTTGCGGTTGCCGCTGCTGCTGCCGTTGCCTATGGTACAAAATTAGCCATTGACGGGGTCAAAGCGGCTATAGAGGATGAGCAGGCACAGTTAAGGTTAGCCAATGCCTTAAAACAGGCTACAGGGGCTACAGAAGGCCAAATAAAGGCAACTGAGGATTTTATCCTTCAAACATCTTTAGCCACAGGAGTTGCCGATGATCAATTAAGACCAGCCATGCAAAGGTTGGCAGTATCTACAAAAGACACTGAGGAAGCTCAAAAGTTATTGGCTTTAGCTTTAGATATAAGTAAGGGATCTGGTAGAGATTTAGAATCAGTAGTTAGTGCTTTAGGTAGAGCGCATGATGGACAAAATACTGCTTTGGGTAGATTGGGAGTTGGATTATCAGCTGCTGAATTAAAAACTATGACTTTTACAGAGGTTCAACAAAAATTATCTGATCTTTATGGTGGAGCTGCATCTGCTAATGCTGAAACATTTCAAGGAAAGATTGATCGCTTAAAAGTTGGATTTGATGAAGCTAAAGAAAGTTTAGGTGTTGCTTTATTACCAGCCGTTGAGCAATTTATTACATTTTTGAATGATCGTGGTATCCCTACATTAAACGCCTTTATTGCTGGCTTAACTGGAGATCAAGGATTAAGTGCGGGACTTGCTCAAAGCCAAAGAGGCGCTGAAGGATTTGGCAAGGCAATTGCATCTGTCATCGGTATTGTTCAAGGTTTTATTACATTTTTAAGAGAAGCAATTGGCTTGGTCGTATCACTTGCCAATGAACTTATTAGAGCAGTAAATATCATTCCGGGAGTAAATATCGGTTCACTTCCAAATCCTGCTCCATCAGCCCGTAAATCATCATTACCGTCAGTTCCAAGTGGCAGTTCAAACTTTACTTATGGTTCAGGCAATCCAAGCGTAACTAACATTTATGTAAGTTCCATTGATAGTGAAGGTGCAGCTAGAGCTGTTGGAAAAGTAGTCAATCAAAGCGCAGCTCGTGGCGTGCCAGTATTTAGCGGAAATGGAATTAGGATAAATTGACAGTCTGGAGTCCAGTTTGGAAATTAACTGTCGATGGAGTTGATTATACCAATATCTCAATAAGCGACATTCAGCATCAGGCTGGTCGCGATGATATTTATTTGCAACCTGCTCCATCTTATATTCAAATTACTTTAGTAGCCTTGAATGGCCAAATTTTGCCTTTTGATATTAATGACAGTTTATCTTTACAAGTCAAAAACTCATCAGGAACTTATGTTAATGTTTTTGGTGGGGATATTACCGATGTAACAGTTGAAGTGGGAGCAACTGGAGCAATTGGAACTGTTGTTCAATATACGCTTATTGCAATGGGAACATTAGCCAAAATTGCTAAAGAAATTTACAACGGAACAATTTCTCAAGATGAGGATGGAAATCAAATTTATGCTTTGCTTTCAAGTGTATTACTTGGGGCTTGGACAGATGTGCCAGCAGCTTCTACTTGGGCAACATATTCAGCGACAGAAACTTGGGCAAATGCCGTAAATCTTGGACTTGGGGAAATTGATCAACCGGGTCTTTATACTATGGAAAATCGTGGCGCAAATCCAGACAACATTTACAATATAGCATCCTTAATTGCCAATTCAGCCTTTGGATATTTATATGAGGATAATCAAGGAAATATCGGTTACGCTGATGCAGATCACAGACAAAATTATTTACTTACCAATGGCTATGTTGAATTAAGTGCTAATGAAGCTTTGGGTGCTGGTTTATCAACAGTAATGAGATCAAGCGATGTTCGAAATGATATTTACATAAATTATGGCAACAATTATGGATCTCAAAAGACAGCTACAAGTGCAGCCTCAATTGCCCTATATGGTTATAAGGCAGAATCCATTAACTCAGTTTTACATGATGCAACCGATGCTCAGGCGGTAGCCGATCGTTATATTTCACAAAGAGCTTATCCTCGACCAGTATTTCAATCAATTACATTTCCAATAACAAACCCAGAAATTGATAATTCTGATAGAGATGCCTTATTGGGCGTATTTATGGGAATGCCTGTTGATATTAGGAATCTACCTAATCAAATATCAGGTGGATCATTTCAAGGATATGTTGAGGGATGGTCATGGAGCACTCGATTCAATGAATTATTTTTGACCATAAATGTTTCACCAGTCGAATTTAGCCAAGTGGCGATGCGTTGGAATACAACCCCAGCCACAGAGGCTTGGAACACGATAGACACGACTTTGACATGGGAATACGCTACAATCGTAGCCTGAGGATAGGAAAATATGGCAACTACTACCAATTATAGCTGGACTACTCCAGATGATACCGCGCTAGTTAAAGATGGCGCAGCGGCAATTAGATCACTTGGAACTGCAATTGATACGACAACCAAGAATCTTAACCCTTCAACAACTCTTGGGGATATTGAATATAGATCCTCAACTGCAAACACAAATACAAGATTAGGAATTGGAACAAGCGGTCAATCATTAACAGTTGTTGCAGGTGTGCCATCATGGGCTGCTTCACCAACATCAGTATTAACAACTACTGGCGATACTCTTTATGCATCAGCCGCCAATACTCTTTCAAGATTAGGTATTGGTTCTACTGGTCAAATTTTAACTGTCAGCGGTGGTGTTCCTGCTTGGGCTGCTGCTCCAACATCCGCTGCTAATTGGTCATTATTAAATTCTGGCGGTACTGCTCTTACAGGTGCTCAAACGATTACCATATCAGGAATTAGCGGTAAAGATAAAATTATGATTTTAGTTGCTGCTGCTCGTTCTGCATCCGCTTCAAGATTTTCATTTAGATTAAATACTGATACTGGTAGCAATTATTATAGATATGGTCAATTGAATGAAGTAACTGGAACATATTCTAGCGATTATATTCAAAGAGTCGGAGCAGCAAGCACGGGTATAGATATTGCTTTAGGTGGAGCAGCTTCCGCTGCGGCGTCTGGTTATTGTATTTTAACAGGTTGTAATACTGCCGGTGTGAAACAATTTAATTCGGTTGGTGCAATAAATTATGTAAGTGGCACAAATCAAAATTATAATCTTGGCGGTTATTATGATTCGTCAAGTACAATATCATCAATTTCTGTGTTTTCAGAAACTGGAAATTTTAATAATGGCACAGTCTATGTCTATACAAGTGCATAAGGAGAACAATGAAAATAACAGAAAAAGAATTTAACGCATTAACTGGTGAGGAAACAATTACTGAGCGAGATGAAACTGCTGCTGAAAAAAAATTAAGAGAAGCAAAAGAGAAAGAAATTGCTGCACGATTAGTTGAGTTTGAAACAAAACAAGCAGCACGCCAAGCAATTGCAGATCGTCTTGGTTTAACTGCTGATGAATTAAAATTGTTACTTGGCTAATGAAGCCTTGGTTATCGCAAGCAGCCGTTCAATTTAGAAAACAAGTTGATGACTGCTACCCCGACAGGAATCGTCAAAGTGATGGATGGCTGGCTTCTTTGGAGCATAGAATGCGATCAGCCAAGTCAGACCATAACCCAGATGCCAAAACAGGATGCGTTAGGGCAATTGACATTACTGCTCGGTTATCTGACGACAAAAGGATTCCAGAGTATTTGGCAGATCAAATTAGACTCTATGGGAAATCTCAAGGGCGCATTAGTTATGTAATATTTAATGGCCGTATTGCTTCATCCATTCTTGGATGGCGCTGGCGTAAATACAAGGGTGCGTCAAAACACACGCATCACTTGCACATTAGTTTTAAGAAAGATCAAGACACTAACTCAGCCGAGTTTGACATACCACTAC